CATAGATCCACGTACCGCATGTGGACTCCAGCGGCGGCGCTCGGGCCATAAAATCTGATTCAATTCGTCGAAGCGATCCGTAACAACGCACTCGAATGTCTGGAGGCACCTCCTCAATAGCACCACGTTTAGCAGCATCCCATGCGAGATCCCATCGATCAATTTCAACTCTTCCTCGATCGGCATCGCTGGACGGAAGTATTCCAACTTCAACGAAATCGGACCCCTTACAACAGTAAGTCCGATTCTGCTCCGGCGTTCCTCGGGCAACAACGCAGTGAACACCAGGTAACTTCCTTCGCAGTGAGCCCACAGATCTTGGATTGTCATAATACATATAGCCTTGCAAGTGTGGCGTGCCAGTCGAAGGAGCAACTTCCTTTCCATATATGAGATATCGGGCACCAAGCGTATCCAACACAGAGACGTCCTCAGGATAGTTGTTCCAGGTGAAGCAAAATCCTCTTCCTCGCTCACTGGGCATCCGCACATGCATCCCAGAGGACTCAACATTTTTATACAAATTTAAAAATTCTGTACAACACTTCTATGACCTGAAGGACATACTCGTAAAAGCTTATTTGACACAGGAGGTCTAGGGTAATAATATACCTAGACCCCCTTTTAAATGACACATAAATAGGCTTATTTATATTATTATGTATGGATTTCGAAGGAGGATACAAACGCGTCAAACGAGATTTCGAAGGTATCGGTCTCGGTACAATCGCCGAACTCGCCCTACAACACGTTATAGGCGGATCACACACCAATACCGAAACCGTAGGTAAACACAAAACTATAGTACACGCACAATCCGGACAAATATCAAACAGCTGGACCAAAATCAAATATCCAAAACGGCCGATTCCACGAATCTACGAAGCCATCGGAAACGAAACCAGCTTCAGAAATATGACTGGTGGAGGAGTGTCCACAGGATCAACAGGAGACACCAACAAACAATCAACAGCGGTACTAGATGCCTACTGGACATCTACAGATATCGCTTTCTTGTTCAACGAACACACGAATCAAAGTTCACTAGCGGACGGAAGATGGAAGCTACAACTCGAATCCCTAAACGTACAAACCGAGTTCGTAAATCAATCAAAAGGATTTACCATAATGGACATTTACGATGTAACTTTAAAACATAACACTGTTTCATATATAACTCCCCTAGTATCTTGGGACAACGCTATAGCAGCAGAGGCAGTTCCAACACCAGTACTCGGATCAGGAACACGTGAAAACACAAAAGAACATCCAGGAGCCAAGCCCACAGATTACTATCAATGGAACAAAACCTGGAAAGTTCTCAGAAAAACAACAGTCGAAATGCCTGCTGGTGCACTACACCGCCACACATTAACATTCAGACCACATCGGATAATGGATGCACAAGACACACAAACTTATCAAGGTTTCAAAGGAATAACAGTTTGCACTTTCGTTGTTGCCCGAGGAACGCCGGGAGACGGGACTTCTAATTATGCAGTTCCAACTCTATCAAGCATAAACTTAACCCCATTCAAAATAATATGGACATCCTCTAAAAAATACTTGACTAACTCACTCACCACATTAGCTGGAAAAATTGAAAATGTTCAAAACCTAACAGCTAACACACTGGAAAATTCAAGCGGACCAGCAAAAACACTTCTACAACAAAACGACGACACTGTCGATGAAGTGAATCTTATGGACAACGACAACGTAGCTTAGGCCTTCGGCCGGTCCCTACGGGACGAGCCCCCCAACCCCCCTACCAGGGGGGCTAAGAAAATAGTTTGCGAATGCAGGGACCGATTATAATAAAATTATATTTTGATTAACTAACTTTTCAATAACTACAAAACGCCTACCAAGCGCCTGCCTGGTAGGCTCATCATCCCATATTTCTTCTATCTTGTACTGGGAGGTGACAATAAGGCGCTTGGGCCGTATACGTAAGCTTCCTCCCTTACGCTCGGCGATGAATGGACAGAAGTCCGCCCAATGCTTGAGCTTTCCACCAAGGGATCGGTCGAAGACGTCGAGGTCGTCGACGAGGACAACGGGCTCGTTCTGGTAACCGTCCCACCATATATTACGGGGCTTGATATACGCCTCCGGGAAAGCGGCGAAGACGGCTCGGGTCTTCCCGGAGCCAGACAATCCATAGATCCACGTACCGCATGTGGACTCCAGCGGCGGCGCTCGGGCCATAAAATCTGATTCAATTCGTCGAAGCGATCCGTAACAACGCACTCGAATGTCTGGAGGCACCTCCTCAATAGC